TTGACGATCCTCACTCTGAACAAGAAGCCAAAACCGGACGACCGGATGTTTTTCTTCCTGCTTGGGAATGGTTTCAGTCTGGCCCTCTCCAGCGCCTTATGCCGGGAGGCGCGATTATTGTTGTTATGACTCGTTGGTCGAAACTCGACCTCACGGGGCAGATCGTCTCGCAGATGGACCGCAACGAGGACGTAGATAAGTGGGAAGTGATTGAGTTTCCGGCCATCAAGGACGATGGCACGGCGCTGTGGCCTGAGTTCTGGGATGTGGAGGAGTTGTTGGCCAAGAAAGCGGGTCTGGACATCCGCTATTGGAACGCCCAGTACATGCAGCAGCCCACGTCTGAGGAAGGTGCGCTGATCAAGAGGGAGTGGTGGCAAATTTGGGACAAGGAATCCCCTCCTCAATGCGAGTTCACCATTATGTCCCTCGACGCTGCACAAGAGGCTAACAACAGGGCTGACTATAACGCACTGACCGTGTGGGGTGTGTTTTTCAACGAGGAAACGAACAACTTCGCCATCATCTTGCTCAACGCGATCAAGAAACGGCTGGAGTACCCCGAGCTAAAGGCACTTGTGCTACAAGAGTACAAGGAGTGGGAGCCTGACGCGTTCATGGTCGAGAAGAAATCCAGCGGGTCGGTGCTCTATCAGGAGTTTCGGCGCATGGGCATACCGGTGGCGGAGTTCACACCGGGTAAGGGTCAGGACAAGATCTCTCGGGTCAACGCTGTGTCTACTCTGTTTGAGAGCGGGGTGGTGTTCGCCCCGGATAGGCGCTGGGCCAAGGAGGTTATTGAGGAATGCAACGACTTCCCAGCGGGCACCAACGACGACTTGGTGGACTCCACGACCCTTGCACTGTTAAGATTTAGGCAGGGTGGGTTCATCCGTCTTCCGTCTGACGAGCCGGAGGATAACTTTTTGCGCCAGTACCGCAAAAAAGCCGCGTATTACTAAGGATACATTATGGCGACAAACATCGACAAGGCGTTCTATCAAGCACCTCAAGGTCTGGACCAAATCGGGCTTGAGGAAGAACCGCTGGAGATTTCTATTGAGGACCCCGAGTCAGTCACCATCAGTCAGGGTGAGTTTGAGCTTGAGATCAAGAAAACTGAAGACGAAGAGGGTTTCGATAAGAACCTCGCCGAAGACATGGACGAGCGTGCGCTCACCGAGTTGGCAGGCAACCTGATTGGTGACTTTGAGACGGACGTTGATTCGCGTAAAGACTGGATCAAGACGTACGTCGATGGCCTAGAACTGCTGGGCATGCAACTGGAAGAGCGCATGGAGCCGTGGCCCGGCGCTTGTGGCGTGTACCACCCGCTGCTGTCCGAAGCTGTGGTGAAGTTCCAAGCAGAGACGATGATGGAGACGTTCCCCGCTGCGGGTCCGGTCAAGACCAAGATCATCGGCAAAGAAACTCCTGAGAAAAAGAAAGCCGCTGAGCGTGTCCAAGAGGACATGAACTACCAGATGACCGAGGTGATGGTCGAGTACCGGCCTGAGCACGAGCGCATGCTGTGGGGCTTGGGTCTTGCTGGTAACGCGTTCAAGAAGGTCTACGTCGATGTGCAGCTTGATCGGCAAGTGTCGATGTACTGCCCGGCGGAGGACGTTGTGGTGCCGTACGGGGCGTCGAGCCTAGAGTCGGCAGAGCGTGTCACGCACGTGATGCGCAAGACGGCCAACGAGGTGCGCGCGCTCCAGCATGCGGGGTTCTATCGGGACGTTGATCTGGGTGAGCCGGTCCAAGTGATGGACGAGGTGGAGAAGAAGATCGCCGAGAAGCTGGGCTTTCGTGCGACGGAGGACAACCGCTTCAAACTGCTTGAGATGCACGTCGAGATTGACCTCGAAGGCTACGAGCACAAGGATGACGACGGTGAGCCGACGGGCATTGCGCTGCCGTATGTCGTGACGATTGAGAAGGGCACCGGTGAGGTGCTTGCCATCCGCAGGAATTGGAACCCCGATGACCGCACACACCAAAAGCGTCAGCACTTCGTGCACTATCCGTACATACCGGGTTTCGGGTTCTACGCTTTTGGTCTTATCCACCTTGTCGGTGCTTTTGCTAAGTCTGGTACTTCTATCCTTCGTCAGCTTGTGGATGCTGGCACGCTCTCTAACCTCCCCGGAGGTTTCAAGACCCGAGGACTTCGTGCTAAGGGAGACGATACTCCAATCAGTCCCGGAGAGTGGCGGGACATGGACGTACCTAGTGGGAACATGCGTGACAACATCATGCCGCTTCCCTACAAGGAGCCTAGTCAAGTCCTCGCCGCGCTCCTGAACCAGATCATCGAGGAAGGCCGCAAGTTCGCGGGCGCGGTGGAGCTTCAGACCTCCGACATGTCCGCACAGGCACCGGTGGGCACGACGCTGGCCATCCTTGAGCGGCAACTCAAGACGATGTCGGCTGTTCAGGCGCGCATTCACTACGCGATGCGCCAAGAGTTCAAGCTCTTGAAGAACATCATCCGTGACTACACCCCGCCTGAGTACGCGTACGAGCCGGAAGAAGGTGGCCGCAGCATCAAGCAGAGCGACTACGATCAAGTCGATGTGATCCCGGTGAGCGACCCCAATGCAGCCACGATGGCTCAGAAGGTTGTTCAGTATCAGGCGGCTCTTCAGTTGGCTCAGACCGCTCCGCAGTTGTATGACCTGCCGCTCTTGCATCGCCAGATGCTCGATGTGCTGGGCATCAAGAACTATCAGAAGCTCGTGCCGATGGCAGATGACATGAAGCCGCGTGACCCCGTCACGGAGAACATGAACATTCTGCGCAACAAGCCGGTCAAGGCGTTCATCTATCAAGACCATCAGGCTCACATCGCTGTGCACATGTCAGCGATGCAGGACCCGAAAGTGCAGTCCATCGTGGGCATGAACCCGCAGATGGCACAGGCACTGCAAGCGGCGATGATGGCTCACGTGTTTGAACACTTGGGTATGGAGTACCGCAAGCAGGTTGAGCAGACGATGGGCCAGACCCTGCCCCCGTTCAACGAGGAGCAGGACGAAGTCGAGATGTCTCCCGAGATGGAGATTCGTGTCTCGCAGATGGCGGCTCAGGCCTCACAGCAGTTGCTCCAGCAGAACATGCAGCAGGCCAAGCAGCAGAAGAACCAGCAGATGGCTCAGGACCCGCTGATCCAGATGCAGCAGGCTGAGTTGCAACTCAAGGCGCAAGACCTCCAGCGCAAGACTCAGAAAGACATGTCGGATGCTCAGCTTAAGGCCGAGCAGATCAACGTCGAGAAAGAGCGCATCGACATGCAGATGCAGGCCGAAGGGGCCAAGCTCATGGCCAAGGCTGTGTCTGAGCGTGATCGCACCAAAGCTACTCAGGAGTCAGAAGGATTCCGAATCATGTCGGAGGTTGATAAGCAGCGCCGACAGCTTGAGGTTCAGCGAGAACTCGCTAACCGACAGGCACAAAACAAACCGCCTAAGAAGGGTGAGTGATGTACGAAGTTCTGAAGGCCACGTCGCTGGTCATCAACAACATTGACGAGAAAGTCAAACAACTCGAAGAACACTTGGGCGCGAAAGGGGCCAAGTCGTACGAAGAGTATTGCGAGATGTGTGGGGAAATTAAAGGTCTGCTCATCTCTCGCAAATTTTTAACAGACCTTACAAAAAACTTGGAGAGATCGGATGAGTGAACTTGATCTGAGCAAAGCAGTGGACTTGTCTGCTGTGTTGCACAAGAACGAACAGGAGAAAGCAAAACAACTTCCAAAGCCTAGCGGCTACAAAATTTTGTGCGCAATCCCCGAAGCGGAGAAATCGTTTGAGGAGAGCGAAGTCGGTCTTATCAAGGCTGACGAGACCATGCGAAACGAGGAAGTGTTGACCACGGTGCTGTTCGTGGTCGATATGGGTCCTGACTGTTACATGGACAAAGCCAAGTTCCCTACCGGGCCTTGGTGCAAAAAAGGTGACTTTGTGCTGGTGCGCCCCAACAGTGGCACCCGCCTTGTTATCCACGGTAGAGAGTTCCGCATCATCAACGATGACACTGTCGAAGGTGTTGTTGATGATCCTCGCGGCATTAAACGCAAATAAGGAGCGACACGATGGCAAAAGACGACGACGATTTCAAGTTCCCAGACGAGGTCGATGCATCTAAGGACAAGCCTGAAGATGACATTGATGTCTCGATTGAGGGGGATGACGACGAGGTAAAGATCGAGATCAAGGATGACACTCCTGTCGAAGACCGCGCCGTTGCTCCTCTGTCTGAGGAAGTCAAACAGGAGTTGGAGAAAGTCGATGAATCAAAAGACTACTCCCACAACGTAAAAGTTAAATTTAAGCAGTACAAAAAGGCTTGGCACGATGAGCGCCGGGCCAAGGAAGCTGCTTACCGAGAGCAACAAGAGG